ACTAAAGTCAATAATTGCATCTGCTTCTGATTCAATATTGTCGCTCTGATCATATTGATCAGCAAATTCTGCCGATTTAATATAATCTACATTATATCTAGCACCAGAAGTAGTTCCAAGTGCAATTTCACCAGCTTGGAATGTTCCTGATGTAGTTCCTAATTTAAGAACAACTTGATCCCTATCCCAACTCTTAACTCTACCTATAGCACCACTAACAGTTCCTTGAACAGCCTCATTGAATTGATAAGTTCCAATACCACTTATAGTTGCTGGTGGTGAAACAGTTGCAATACCTGTATGTGAAGTATATCCAACACCTGCATCAGAGATAAGAATTTGAGTGACCATATTAGCAGATTTATCTACAATTGCTCTAGCAACAGCAACAGTATTTCCAGCACCTACAGGTGGTGGATCTATGAATATAGTTGCTGAATCAGCATAACCACTACCACTATTTCCAACACCAGTAGTTATTACCTGAATACCAGCAGTACCAGCAGGGCCTAAGTTCGCAGTTGCGGCCGCACCAACTCCATTGTAAGTCGTAATACCATTAGTTGCTGTTGTTGCTGTACTTACTATTGTAACTGAAGGTGCAAATGTATATCCAGCACCAGCATTTGTTAATAAGATTTCTTTAACAGAATGTACACCATATACAGATGTTGTTAAAGCTACTGCAGTTGCAGTAATACCTCCACCGACTGGCCCAGGCCCTGCAATTACAACATTAGGTGGTGTAGTATAATTATATCCATCCTCATTAAGGATTATATTTCTAATATATCCACTTGAAGTACCAATATTTAATGTTGCAGTTGAACCAATAGAGATTAACTGTAACTCAGTCATATAACCATAGTTAACTAGTGTCTCATCAATATCTTGTGTAGCATCACTAATTTGATTCCATCCACCAACGTCATCACTAAGTTCGTATAGTTCACATTGCAATTCATAAACATATCCTTTACCTAATTGGTAGAAAGGTTTTTCATGTTCTACAAACTTAACTTCAAATAATCTTTTACCTAATGGGAAAAATATTAAATCTCCTTCACGTGGCCTACCCTCAACAATAATTTCATCACTTGTTTCACCCATTGATACTAAAAATGGTGCAATAAAATCTTCCCATCTTTCTTTTGATATTGTTATTACTAATTCATCTTTTAAACTCATACCAAATTTAGTCATTATATCACCAGCACCTGTGTACCCTTCATAGGTATTCACATATGCTTCTAATAAAAAATTATCGTCAAATTTTGACGATTCAACTTCTCTAAAAATATTATCTCTATTAACTATTTTTCTAGGTAAGTATGTAATTTCAACACCAAACATCCTCAACTGTTCGTTGATAAGATCTTGAATTAATCTCTGTTCTCCTGCGGAACCTTTAAGGAAAAATGGATTTAATGCCATAATATTAACCTATCATATCAAGGGGTGGTACCTCGTATTCGGAAGTCATCTTCTCTATAAGAGTATCTATTTCTCTCTGCCCATCTTCATATATTTCTCTACCATTAAATTCAATTCCACCAGGAAGTCTGACTCCTTTAAATTTAATTAAATTTTGTCCCCATTGTTTTTTCAATAATGCTGTTACATATTTTTTTAACCATGGATCATTGTATATCTGACTATATGCTGTAGGATCTAATGCTCTATAACATTCCAATACAATATACTGACCTGCTTCTTCAGATCCCCAATCAATATCCAAATATAATCTATCTTGTCTTTGATTAAATCTAATTTGTTTATCTGTAGTCAATAAAAAATCAATATCTTCTAGGTATGTTTTTACCATAGAATATTGTAGTAAATCAATTGAATTGAATTGATATAAATCGTTCAAAAATAATTGATATTTAATACTAAACATCCCAGATGATATTGTACTACTATCAAACTTAAATACTTTTTCTACACCAATTACAGAATCTGGAACAGGTATAAAGTTTGAGTTCTCATACCAATTAGAACTAACTGTTCCTAATCCACTTACACTCGTAGAGTTTACACTTGTAGTAACTATACCAACACCACTTGTTCCGTCTGCTTTTCCTCTATCAATATCTTCCTGAGTTAGTTCATGCTTAAGATACATTTTTTCAACACCATTATAATGACGTTCATTATAATATTGTATTGCATCATCGAGTAGATCATCAGCTTGATCATCATCAACGTTAATTTCTAAAACAGGAGCACCCAACTGCCTATATGCATAATCTTTAAGTTCTTGTCTAGTTGTTGGTTTCGCCATCAGTAAGAGCCTCCATCTATTAATCCAGCAGTTAATGTTCCATCCACAAAAGCATCTTGAGTAAACGTTGCTATTGCACCAAATGTAGCAATACCAGCAGTTACAATTAAACCACCAGTAGTAGCTCTAAATCCTTTACCAGCAGTAACTAATCCAACAGAATCAACATTTGTTACATCTTCATAAGTAACTGTTCCACCAACTGAAAGGTTACCAGCAATTGAAAGACTATCTGTTAGACCATCAAATGTAAATCCTGCACTGTCTCTTAAAGTAGATCCTGTTCCAACAAAAGGAACACGAGTCGCTGTTAAAAGGTTAATTGTAGATATACCTGTGATATTTAGTGATTGTGCGTTTATGTTATCAAGAACGATATCGTCACTCAAGAATAAGTCACCACCAACAAAAAGATCTCCAGTAACCGTAGCACCAGTGGAGATTGTTTCAAATACTTTTGTTGATCCATGATACAGTTCTGCTGTACCACCATATCCAATTCTTAGTGCACCTTCACCAGTATCACTAATATAACTATGAGTACCATCATGAAATATTTCTAATGCAGTAGATGAAGTACCGAATTTTAATTTAGTACCAGCATTATAGTTAAAAACACCTTCACTTGAATCAAAGAATGCTGTAACTAAACCAACACTATTTTTAAATTGTACATCTCCACCAAATGTGGCGATACCAGTATTAACATCTAACGATGAAATTGAACCTATACCACCGATTACATTTTGTGCTGTAATCGCAGTAAGAGCCTCACCACCAGACGCACTGGATAGTATTTTTACAGCATTCTGTTGACCAACTCTTACTCTAATATCTGCCATTATTAGATCCTCGTTACTCCTGCTCTCACTAACACATTACCTTCAACAACTCTTTCCGTCACATTTCCTTTTGTAATGAGAACATCATAAACATATCTACCTTCTCTCAAACTAAGAGTAGTTGCAGCAGGTAATTCTAATACAATTTTTCCAGAGGTAGGTTCAGGAATACTAGCAGTAAAATCTGTTGCTGTGGATGCACCTGCCCATTTTCTCATTTGAGACGCAACAGTATATCCACTCAGATCTAATGCCGAATTATTATCAGTAGATTCTAAATTAAAAGTTTGTTGGAATGTGGATCCTGTATTTACTACAAGATTATTGACATATACTGCAGCCATCTATTTACGAAAAGAATCCCTACTTCTTATTTATAGGAGTGCTACTTCTTAGTTAACTCATAGAGTAAACTTTTTAATTCATCTAACTCACTTCTTAATCTGTTTATTTCTTCTCTTTGAGAATCAACAGCATTTATTTTATTCAATCTGTGCCTATATTCTGAATCATTGCAATTCACAATAGCACCTGTTTTTTCATCCCGATATAAACCAGGATATCCTTGGACTTTGATCATTTAACAGCGATAGTACGGAGATCCTTAATTTTAACTGGGTATGCTTGATTACTGGAAGACATAACAATTTTAATTACATATCCAGTAAACTCTCCAAGATTTTCTGCAGAGAACTGATATTCTTTATACTCACCATCTAAACTTGGTGGAACGAGTGCATCAGGTAAACCACTATTCTTAGATTCATCTATTACTTGATTACCAAAACCATCTCCAGTTGTATCCTTAAGATTATCATAGCCAGGGAATAATTCAAACTCCTGTAATATACCCATAGAATCAGGTCTTTCTAAAGAATAAAGAACTCTAAAGTCGGCACTAGCATCTCTATATGCACTAACAATTACTTTTAGTGAATCAGCAGCCTTGTTAATTTTAACCAATTGAGAAACATAAACTGAAGCATGAGGATCATCATTATGAGACTTAACCTCAGCATTAGTAGAATAATCTGATACTGGTTTGTCTATCATATTTGTTCCAAATTGTGTATAAGCAACATCTGTATAGATTATTGGAGATACATTTCGGTTCTGAGTAGATAGTGTTATACCTGTAGTAAATGATTTATTTCTTTCAATATTACCTAAGTAAGTGGTTTCATTTATCTGAGAACATACAAGTCTTGGACTGTTCAACTTATTAATATTATTAAGTTCTACAGGTTGGAATCCCTTATCTTGGAATGAAACTTCATTACCATCAACACTAGTTCCTGATACAGTTCTAACAGATCCTTTAACACTAGTCAAAGGTGATGGTGTAACAATATTATAACAAGGAGTTAATTCCTCAAACTGTATATTTCTAGTTGCTTTAGCATCTTCACCACCAGCAAAACCAGTTTCTGTAAATGATAACTCTGGATTAGCAACTGCATCAATACTTCTATCCTTACCACCACTTGTTGTGTTAAATCCAACATAGTAAGAATTTAATTTAATATCTATTGGAGAAATTTGATGGTTAGTATTGATTCTTCTTAAAGAAACACCATTTAACTCATATTTTTCTACATGATCACCAGCACTGTATGGTGTTGTTATAGTGGAATCTACACCACGAACAAGATCACCTAAAGTTCCATTTCCTACTGATCTGTATCCAATAATTTCATCTTGAATTCTTACATAACCAGTACTTCCAACACCAATAGGTGCTCCTTCAAAAGTAGAGAATCCAACAGTGGATCCAATAGTAATAGATGATGCATTTACTGCTAAATCAAGTGAAAGAGTTGATTTCTCACTATTACCAGCAATATCCATTAATTGTAATTGGTTATTTGTAGCATGCATACCATGATCAAATTGGTTGACTAAGAAATGCTTACCATCAAATGGTGCACCATCAACCACTAAGTCTGAAGTAAAGACTGGGCCACTACCAGTAGAAGCATTTTGTATAACTCCACTTACAGGATCAACATATCTAAAGTCTTCAGTATCTTTAAATGATCCTGTAGCAGATGTTCCTTGAATACCAGAAAGATATAATGTATCAAGACCGCTATTCTCAACAACAGTTAATAGTGCACCAGAACCAACATCTCCAGCAACATCAGCAGTTACAATACCTACAACATCACCAACTTTATAACCTTTCGCTGCACCAGAAGTTGTAAATCCAGTGATTGCTCCATTTACATCAACACTAGCAATTTTAATCTTAAATCCTTCACCATCACCTATTACATTAAAGGTACTAACATCAGTGGTAGTGTTATTATATCCTGATCCACCAGATGTGAGAGATACGTTAGTTACTGAAGCACCAGTACCAACAATGTATGCATGAACAGCATCATTTGTAGATCCTACAATTTTTGTTCCTGGTACAAATGTTGTGAGTCCAGAATGTCCAGATGCAAGATTAGTAATACTAATTTTACCTGATTTAGCAATTGTAGTGATTGGATTATCATCAAGTACAGGTACATATTGATTACTTTCAGCCAAGGTTGGATTAGAGAAGAAAGCAGTTCCTGAAGAAGGTTTGAATCTTGCTTTATATAATTTCATCTTCATATCTTCCATCTGGCTTGCAGTCCAAATAGATCCGTTCTGTGATTTGAAGAGACTACCTAATGCCCATTGCTGAGTATAGATTACAGTAGCACCCGAACCACCATCACCACCTATAACCTTTTCACCCATACGAGCACACCAAACCTCATACTGATCAGTAGTTTCTGCAAGAAGAACTATTGCATATTCTCCTCCAGCCTCTAAGTAAATTGGTTCTTTAAATACAACATGAGTTGCAACTGTACTATCATTTGATGTTGTTATATCATCTGGATATAATACTTCACCAGCATTAAGACTGACTAGAGTTGGAGTTCCTAACTCCATAGTTCTTACCTGAACAATACATGGATTACTCTGTCCTGTTGATGGTTTTGTACCAAAGAATAAATCTATAGCAGTTAAGAAAGCACCATGCTGATCATCATCTAAGTTAACATTAGCACTCTGTACAGTAGATGCATCAGGCACAGGTATGTTAGCAGCAACAATGAATGATTGTGCTAATGGATCACCGTTATCTTCTTCCCATCTTCTTGTAATAGTGGTAATTGAAGTTCTAATAGTTGTAACAGTTGTCTGAAGTTGTATTTCACGGAATCGACCTTGAGATCTAAAATTAGTTTCTGCTGAAGAAATTAATTTACTTCCCTTAAGTGGTTTCTTATTATTCTTGTCTTGTGTTAATCTATAAGATTTTCTACCACTTCTAATTACAACACTAGGTTGTGGATCCACATTAGGATCTCTTAAGAACCAAGATCCTTTCAAATCACCATGATTATCAGTAACTAATCTTAAGTCCTTAACATAGGCAACTGCACCACTTGATTGACCAACTAATTTTGCACCTTTAACAACATAACCACTGTATAGTCCTTGTGCTTTTGCAGCTAATGCTTTAACATCAACGTTTACTATCTTAGAAGAACTTGTGTAATTTGCTTGCATTCCTTCTGCAGGTTTATATGGAAGGAATGAATAGGTAGTTTTTGGATTATTGTATGGGCCTGTTTTATGATCTGAATTAGCAACTCTGAAACTAATAATCTTCTTACCATTACTGTAACCATTTACAGTCTCTCCTACTTGGAATACTCCAACAGATCCATAATTATCTAAACTCTTATCATTTGCTATTTCTAATAACTTTGGAATATAGTCAACACCACTTTGACCATCAAAGAATTGATAATGTTTTGTTGTTGGTCTTAGAAGTGAAGCATCAAAAGCAGTGTTTCTAGATCTCATAAATCTATCATCACCAGTATCTAATATAACGTCTCTTGACTCAGTAGTTGTTCTAGTTTCTGTTCTTCTACTTGTTGTTGAACCTTGGAAATTGTAGTTTCCTCTTGGATTATATGTTCCTCCACTAAGAACGTCTCTAGTTACAGTTCTTGATTCATTCCTAGTTTCTCTAAATGTTCTATCATTTAATCTAATAGTTCTAACCCAACTATCACTTGCTGGAGTTAATTCAATAACACCATCAAATGCAATAACATGGAATGGGTTAACATTTTCTACTCTAGTTGCAAGAGGTTGATTTATCCATTCAACTGAATCATAGTCCAAAAGAACTGAATTTCCACGTTTTACGACATTTGAATCCAAAAGATCATAATCTTGTGATGTATCTAATTCGCTATCAACTGTATTTGAAGAAGGCATCAAAGCACTTTCAAGACTATTTTGACCGATAATAGGTCTTATACATTGTTCAGTCGGATCAACACTTATAGCAGAATAATCAAGATCAATAAGATCATTATTCTTAAAGTCATCTACAAAGAATCCACTCTTAAATCTATCATTACCTTGAGCATCTTGAACCTTTAATGCTTCTGTACTTACTTCAAGTAATGATAATGTGGTTATCCTCTCTAAACTCTCAATCCTATTTTCTAGAGCACCAATGTCTCTCATAGTATATCTCTTATTATCAGTCAAATACAGTTCTGCATCATCTGGATTGAAAAGATATGGTGGTAAGACTATTGTAGCTAACTCCATTGAGTTATTATCAGATGCAGGAGGAAGTGGAGTTCTTGCAGAAGTTCCTTCTTGAAGTGATAATACACCATATTTGTTGATGAATAGTTTATCTATTCTACCAAGATAATACTCATATCCTAGAAGAGAAGTTTCACCAGATGCTAATAAAAATTTTGGTGTGGTATTAAATTGTGTTGTTCTAGAATCAAAAGCAAATGGAGATACTGTATTGCTAGTAAAATCTGGTACTCTAGGTCTAAAATCAAGAGTATCTGTTGCTCTTACTTTATTATCACCAATATTAGGAATATCTTCGCTGAAACGTGCTTTATCGTAACTTAGTACAGTAAATGCATCTCCCTTATCACTTTCAGGAACAACGTACTTATCAAATACAATTAATAATCTTCTAGACGGTATTGAAGAATTTCTTTTTCTAACAAGTCTTGAATAATCATAGAATTGATCTCTTTGACCTTTATCTAAGGTAAATGCTTTTGTAATATTCTGATATTTACCATCTGTCTCTACAGTATTAATTCCCTCTACTTGAGTGGTAATATTAGACTCATCAAATGTAACAGTTTCATTTAATTCAAATACTCTATCATTTAGATATACAACACCTAATTTATTAGCTCCACCTGAAGATGGTGTAGACCCATTATTTGTAATTACTCTAGCAATTGCATTAGAAGTTTGACCTATAATATTCTCACCAAGAATAGCATTTGATGCAACAGCTGCGGTAGCACCGAAAACTATATTATCAAAAGTTGGTTGTGTTTCATCATTTGACTCATAAACACATATAACTTTAACTGCATCAGGTACATTTAAAGATATTTCCTGATCTTGAACTCTTAAACCATATGCATTTGGATTATAGGTTAGTCCGTCTTGAATACCAGTACCAATACCAGACTGCTGTAATTTAGATAAAGTTACTTCAACAATATTACTCTTAACATAATTTTTAACTTTACTTTGAATACCTTGTTTGACTGCAGTTACATTAGCAACGGTATTAGAGTCACTAGCATTTAATCCTGTAATTACAACTTCAGATCCACCAGTATTCAGACTAAAGTTACTAGCAGTTACTGATCCAACTCCAGAAGTAGATCCATAGTGAATAGAATATCTACTTGCAGCATAAGAATCAAAGAATGCTGTAGTAATTCCATTTCCACTACCATCTTTAACACCTGGTGTTCCTGATATAGTAAGAGTTGTTGTAGAAGATGCAATACCTTCACCAGTAATTTGTGCAGCGATTGTTAGTGTAGATGAAGTAAGATCAACAGATGCAACATTAGGATCTGGTAATATTGTATATAATGAACCCTCTTCAGCTTCTCTGATAGATGGTGCACCAATGGATACATTTACAGTTCCACTTGTATTGATGGGTGTTCCTGAAAATACTCCAGCAACACTTGTACCTAGAGCACCGAGAGTTAGTGCAGTACCATCACCAGAAATAGCATTAACATTTGCAAATATCTCATCACCACTACCTTGAGAATATCTGATTATAGTATTAGTTGCAATACCAGTAAATACTCCACCTGGTGATCTCAATATTGTTCCACCATTGGTTACGATTCCAACTGTTACTCCATTAGGTAGAGGAAATTTTTCTAAAAATGTAGTTGCGGTAAAGTCTTGTGCATAAGCACCTGATGCAGTTTGTTTAACATACTTAACATCTTTAATACCAAATGATTTTACAGCAACTGTTTGTACTGATATAGAATTACCTTGAATAATAAGTGGTTCATTTGCTATGAATCTACCAGATGTTTGTTCTACAAAAAGATCATTTCCTGTTCCACTAGTACCACCATTACCAGCTCCACTAGAGTTCCATACATAACCAGTTGCACCACTATTTGCACCTTTTACATGATAAGAATGTAAAACTTCTGTTGATGAAAGTGATCTATTTAATGATAATCTAGTAAATGTTTGAACATCATATAGATATAAATTCCATTTTGATGCTGCACCTTGATATTCGTTATTAGCTAAGTTAAAAGAATATACCCTTGCTCTACCTATTTTTAAAGTTGATGCAGAATAACCATTATATAAAGAAATTTCTCTTCTATACTGAGGTTGACCTCCTACATTATTAACTTGCAACCTATTTCCCATTGTAAATGGAACACTAGTAGCATCTACAGTTTCAGTATCTCTTGGTTTATTAGCATCTATAATAGTTGTACTATCTGTATCAATATCATAACCTCTAACATATGCTGTTCCTCCACCAATCTTTATACACATCAAATCGTCTGAAGGTTCTGCTCCTTGCTCAGTTTGCTCATCAGCGAAGAACAATCCACCATTTCCTTGTCTGTTATTTAATGAATTATCAACATTTATATCAAATGGACTTAAAGTATAATTTCCAGACTCTTCAAATGTTCTTTCAGCAATATAATCTTTAATTATATTGTAATCATTTTTAGTTGTTATCTTTCTAGTTTCACCATCAACAACTTTTACAATTTCGACAAAATCAGAATCAACATAATCATCTGTTGCCTTTTTAGTAAGAGTTAATCCAATTTTAAATCTATCAGAACCAGGAGCAGCATAGTTAGTAAATCCTTGTGCATTATCATATAATGAAGGATCGTCTTTTGCACCAATTATAGTTTCATCAATTTTTAAACCAACTCTATATGATGGTGTATTTGTATAATGATCTAAAATTATTGTTTGCTTAGTTACGTTAACAAAAGTTCCTCTAATAAAGAAGACACCATCATTTACAGAACACGCAGATCCCACGGCTGTTGCATCTTGGGATATTAAGGTTGCTACTTCTTGTCCTGTAGAAATAGTAGTATTACCATAAACTATATTTTCTCTTGCTATTAATGATTCACCATCGGTAAACACTTCAGTTGCGAAGTCTGTAGGACTAGAATCTATGTATTTTACATATATTGTTAGATCAGTTACATCAACACCATCAGGTAATACAACTTTTTGTACAGTTCCAGTTACTCCTGAAGTTCTACCTTCTAAAACTTTACCTACAAGTTGATCAGCATATATTGAAACATCAATTCCAAACTGTAAAGGGCTCAATTTTACAGAATTGTATTGATAATCAACAGTAATTCCACCTGGAATTACAATTGACCCTTCTTTAAATATATGACTACCAAATTGTTCAACCTGATTTTGTAAAATAGATTGAAGTGTTGTTAATTCTCTAGCTTGGACTGGAAATCCTGGCTTGAATAAAACCTTGTAAAAATTCTTACTAGGATCAAAATCGTCATAGTAAGGGCTAATGTTTAAATCTTTCTTTTGAGCCATGATTTTTTAAAATTCCAGTATAATTTTAATGTCTTCTTTTTGCCTACTATCTCTAGTAACCGATTTGCGGTTGTCGATGTAAATTACATCACCTGTCGTTTTATTTATCTCTGGATCGGCAAGTCCACTTGTGAAATAAACACCTAAGTCTATTTCTCTATTACCATCAGTATAAGTGTTTCCAGTAAATGCAATAGCAGGAGACGTATCGGATGGGCCACCCGCAGCAAAACTAATACTATTAGATGTGGCTTCAAATCCTAAAACTTTTGCATCTGTACTAATACCAATATAATCAGTTTGATCAGTATTATTTCCATAATATAAAGATCTATCCTGATAATATTTTAAAACATTAGTTTGTTTATCAAATGAAGCAACATATGCACGAGCAACATCACCATCAGTACGTGTTTGTGATATAGAACTACCAATAGAAATAGAACTACCATCAAAGGAATCATCAAACTTAATTGCACCTAAAGATGAGTATTGACTACCAGTAAATACTGTACTCTTAGATGAGAATGTAGATGGATTCTTTACGATTCCTACTTGAGCAAAAATAGTATCTGTTGGAAAGTCTCTTGTAGAATCATCAAATCTTGCATAGATTAAAACTCTATCTGCACCCAATTCTTTATAAACATCATACCCATGTCCTCTAGAAGGAGGTATAATTGGTATAAGTTTTGCAAAAGTGCTTGGAGCAGTACCAGTTGGTTGAAGTAAACCTAAATCAACAATACCATAAGTATATCCACTTCCACCTGCAGTCACAGTTACTGATTGAATAATACCACCAACAGTTTGTATAGATGCTTTTGCACCAGCACCATCACCAAGAATATCTACTGAAAATGTTCCATTATTATATCCAGCACCTGGATTTTCAATATAAACCTGTTTGATTTGGTTAAAGTTAACATCAGAATCAGCAGCTTCTCTAACATTTTGAATTTGAGAGTTTGTAGAAGTAGACCAATCATTAGGAACTACAATATACTCTGTAGAATCAAATTTTATAATATCACTAGGTGATATTGAGAATAGGTACTTCCAGACATATCCATCACCACTTGTTCCAGCAGCAGATGGTTCTAAATCTGTAAATGTTGGTTCATCCTTTGATTTACCACCAGCAGCCGTCGTAGAACCTGGTGCTCCAAAAGAACCATTACTTAGACAAATATAAACATTGAAATCACTGTTAACAACATAATAATTTGCATCATATAATCTAGCAGTTTTTGATACAGGAGAGGGATTATTAATACTATAATCCTGTCTGTACATATCATAAGAAGTATTAGAAGTCCATTGAACTTTTCTTATAACTCTTCTTATATTATTAGCATTTATTTTTTGACCAAATAGTGAAGTGCTTCTATATTGTGCTTCGTACGAGAGATTATCCGTTGGTAATAAAGGTGCAGAACTATCCCAAGTGTTAGTTCTACCAAATCCTGGATTTGGAGAAGCGGGATTGCTCAGTCCTAAAAAAACATAATAGGAGTTGTTAATATCAAGTACAGACTCTACAAAATTACTTGCATTAAATATTCTAAATTGATCTGTTACGACGGCAGACATATTAATTTTGTTTTTTTATAATAGATATTTATAAGAGTTTATTAAGATGTTGGATCGACAGCCCCAGTATCTCTAAAACCTTCCATCCTTCTCTGAATTGTTGGGAAGGTGGTTAAACCAGAATTAATGGTAAGACCACTAACACCGATTGCTATTGGATTGGCAGAATTTCTACCAAGTGCTCCACTCAATCTACCCATTGAGAAGTTTCCTGCTGGATTATTTTCCCATGCTCCTGTAGTACTTAACCCAGTATGCACAGTATCAGATTTAACGTTACAGATGATAATTGTTTCTGTACCACTAAATCCTCCATGGTTACCACTAATGTTATAAACATTGTCTAGGAATTGAGTTCCTATACCAATTACTTCAGTATCTGAATCATAGATTGATGTTACACCATTTCCAATTTGTGTATTGAAAATGTTTATTGGACGACCATCTTGTAATATAGAAAGTCCTCCAGCAGAACGAATACTAAACATCAATGCTAAACCAGTTGATGATCCTGCTTTGGTGGTTGTACCAATTCCAGTAATAGATCCAGAAATATCTTGAACTGAAGTAATGTTACTTACCAATTCAGTCTTATATAATGGGAATGGTGCTATAACTTTAGGTGGATTGGTAGAAGTATATCCAGCACCTGGATTTACAACACCAAAACCGTTAATTCTACCATTAACAATGAATCCAACAGCAGTTGCAGTTGTTCCACCACCAACAGGTGCAGCAACTGAAAGATTAGTTGAAGCACCGACATATCCAAGACCACCATCTACAATAGTCAATCCTGATACTTGACCAGAACCATTAATTGTAGCAGTTAGAGATGCAGCACGAGGTTCTGAGATAGAATTATCTACAACAAATCCACCAATAGGTTTAGTAGGAAGATCTCCTTCATAATTAAAGATTGATGCATCATCAACATATATTTCAGAAGATTCTGTAGAAGATAGATCTCTAATAATCTTAGATGTTGGGAAGATGAATGGTTCTGTTATTCCTCTTGCCTTAGAAACAATTTGACCACCAATAGTCTTATCAACTTTTTGCTTAGTCCAACTAAACTGCTTTGTTTCACTAGTAATTCCTGGCCCAGTGTAGAAACTAGTTTCTATTCTATCTGAGTCAACAATTGCTTCGATTGTTCTTTGTGTTTGATCTTCTTTAGATTGATCTATCTTTAATAGTTCAATATTATCACCAGGTTTTATTGATTCTACAATATCACTGACTAATACTGTATCTGCACCATCAGTTCCACGATAGAAGAATATACTTACATCATCAGTATCTCTAGGTGGTTCACTAAAGACGAATGATGTTCCTCCATTAAACTCATAACCAACTCCTGGCTCTTGGATTGCACCGTTAACGATAATTAACAACGCATTTGATAGATTCATTTCAGGGAATGCTGGTGTATCTTCAGATTCAAATGCTAATAATTCACCATCATATCTTAATTCAAATCTTACTCTAGCACCATCTTGCTGATCCTTAATAGAGTCAATATAATCAAATTGACCAAACTGCCATGCTGAGAACTCATCACTTCTAACTTCAACTGCATCAAATATTGCAGGAGTTATTATTTCTTGTAAATTAGAATCTGTAACTAAACCAACAGGTGTAAACTTATCACCCCTTCTAAATCCATAACCACTTCTAGTAATTCTCCAATCAGTTACTTCACCATAAGGTAAATCTTCGAAGGTTGTTATTCCAACAAATACTTTAATAGTATCAGTATCTACAATCTCCTGAATAGCAATGCTCTGTCCTGAAACTGGATCAGTTGAACGTGGATAATCATGTTCACTATTGAAGTTGTCTCTACCACATGTAAAGGTTAATGAATCATCAGCAATTGTAATAGTATTAGCAAGTGATAAACCATGATTAGTGGTAAATGATAATTCAAGAATACCTGTTGATGGAATATATCCTGCATCATTAACAGTTAGAGTTCCACCAATACTTCTTGTTACAGAGTTAATACCAGCACTTACAAATCTATGCTCATCACCACGTGGACGTTGACCCATACCAATATTAAGTAATAGACCTGTTCCAGTGTCTGTAGTTGGCCCATCACCTAATCTGGATACACCAATAACTCCAAGATCTTGGTATGCAGGTTCTGGAATAACCAAACTAGGATTGATATAGTTTGTACCAGCAGCACCAACACTAAAGTCTAATCTTGCACCAGTTCCATATGGTGATTTACCTACGTTAACTGTAAATTTATCTGCAGCAAATACTTGCTCAACACCAACAATTTTATTATGCTTAGGATCTTTCTTAGGTCTAGGATAAGTATGAAGATCAAGGAAATTATTCTTAGCACATGTAAATGTTAAACCATCAGTTACAAATCCAACAGTATTGTTTGCTTTCTGAATACCACTTGCAGCTGCAGATACGAACACATGTGCTGATGTATTTGTAGATGGTACTCTCTTAAGTGATTGTATTTGGAAAGTATTTGAAGATACATTAGAAATTGGAATCCAATGATTATGAATAGGATCACCTGGTCTAGGATAAGTATGCTGTGTCTGATTATTATCATAAGCACATGTAAAGGTTAAAGAATTCTCTTCAATCTTAACTAAGTCTCCATTTGACCATCCGTGATTACTTACAGTAGTAATTTGGACAATACCTGTAGTTGGGTTGTAGGTAGTACCACTTGCAGCAGTATTGATTCCTGATTGTGTGAAACCATGACTTGCTGTAGTTGTTACAGTTAGAATTCCACTTCTAGGATCGTATTCTGTACCCGTAGTTGCAGTAAATGGGCCACCTGAATCTGCAGTTATAGATCCTACACCAGCAGTTATAAATTTATGTTTGTTATAATCTACTATTTCTGCATTTACTACACCACCAGTACCAACACTTGATCCAACAAATGCTTCAAATGATGTTGAATCATTATTGAACGCATCTGTGCATATACCAACAACTGGATCTGAGGAACGTGGATATGGATGTAATGTTCTAAAGTCATCCTTAGCACATGTGAATACAAGAGATTCTGTCTTAATTCCTATCCTGCTATTGTTAGCATTGATAGCAACCATACCTGCAGCACCAACCACAACCTTTAATATACCACTTCCACCTTCATAAGAAGAATCAAGAACATCGAGTTTTGAGTTTGTTGTTATTCCAACAAAGATACTGAATGAAGTAGGCCCAGTTGTACCAATACCAACAACCTTACTATATTCTCTGTTAATAGGATCTTTTCCTAATCTTGGATATGTGTGAATAGAATGATTATTATCCCTACCACATGTAAATGCTAATGAATCAGTTTTAATTCCAACCTCATCAACTGACTTCACTAATGGTGAAGATGCTGCTACAAATGTATGAATTCCTGCATTTATATCTCCTGCAGGGCCAACATAAACAGCGAATGTATTAACACCTACTTGTTCAATAGGTAACCAGTGACTTCCAGTTTCATCCTTATCAGCAGAACTCTTTCTTGGATAGAAATGACTTGTTGCATGATTATCAAGAGCACATGTAAATTCTAAAGAATTTTCTTCAATATAAACATATTCTCCAGTCTGCCAACCATGACCAACAATGGTGAAATTCATATATCCAGTTGTTCCATTAAAGTCAAGATCACCGATTGTATGAGTGGTTGATCCTTTGAAAGGATGAGATGATACAAAGAATGTAACGATACCTGCTGTAGGTTCGTACTCTGCATATGGGCTAGCAATAGTGGTAGTTACATTAGGTGATGAACCTACATTTAATTCAATTGTAGTTGCAGTAGGAACAGTAACCGAAGTATTAACTCCAGCAATAGGATCTGATGCACGAGGATATGCATGTTCTGTAGCAAAATTATCTCTACCACACTTAAAGGTTAATGAACCATTATCAAATCTAATTTGCTGACCACCAGTAATTCCGTGAGCAGATGCAAAGGATACTTGTAATACACCAGTAGATCCTGTATATGCTGCTCCGACAGGTGTTAATTTACCACCACCAGAAACTTTAGTAATAGAATCAGTAACACCACTTACAAATTCATGTACATAATCACCACCACTGAATACTGCGTTTGCAAGATCACTGGAACCACTTACGAATGAATGTGCGTAATTACCACCAATTTCTATAGCACTACTTGCAGCACTTACAAACTTATGCTCATAAGGTGTATCAGTAATTCCTATAGAAATATTACCAGCATAAGCAGAACCATATGTTGCATCACCATACCATGGTAGTGCATAACCTCTACCAAGATATCTGTGAGGTATAGAGTTAACACCAACATTAGTAGTAAATCTATATCTTGGTAATTTACCAACATCCAATGTAATTGTGCTTGTAGTTACTGATGTTACACCAATAACTGATCCATCTCCTGCAGGATCTCCAAGACGTGGATAAGGATGAATAGTTGCATAGTTATCTTGAGAACATTTCCAGTCTAATGATTCTGTCTTAAGTCCAACAGTCTCACCTATCATCTTCAAGATACCATTAGGTGTTGCAGATACGAATGTATGTGCATATTGATCTGCAGCAGCTGCAGCACCAACAAATACAGTAAATGTGTTTACAGTGTAAGCATGAACTGGTAACCACTTATGATGAGCAGGATCATTTGGTCTAGGATATGAATGTTCTGTAGCATTACCATCTTTTGTGCAAGTATATGTTAGAGAATGATCTTTTATTTGTACTCTCATACCAGTAACAAGACCATGACCATTACTTGTGATTACTAGTCTTCCAGTTGATTGTGTATAAACTGCATTAGTTGCTGTTAATGGAGTTGCAGCCTCGTACCCATGGCCTGACCCTATAGTCAATTCTACCTGTCCAGTGCTTGGAATATACGTTGCGTCAGTTACGTCCTTCTCACGGGCAGGAGAGGTGCCTACAGGGACTTCAATGGTTGTTGAATTTGGTACTGTTGCAGTTAATGTTTGTCCGAATGCAGGATCACTTGGTCTAGGATATTTGTGCTCTGTTTGGAAGTTATCTCTAGAACATTTGAAACTTAATGAAGCATCAGCAATAGTTACATTTCCACCACCAGCAATACCATGTGCACTACCGAATGTGAGAGTTAGAACTCCTGTATTAGCATCATAATCTCCACCATTTGGAGTTAAACTACCATTTATTGCATTAGTAGCAGCAGAAACGAATGTGTGTTTATAATCACCACCAGAATATAGAGCACTAGTTGCAGTACCTACAAATTGATGAGTGTAATCTCTTTCATCAACATTAAAGATTGTGTAATCTTCACTAACACTTGTTAAACCTACAGGTTTCTTAGGATAGATAAAGGTTGTTATACCAGAGAATCCACTTCTGACTAATACTGCACCAGTTCCTACACCTACAAATCTGTGTATAGAATCTGTACCAACACCAACATTAATGGTTATTGACTCAGCAGTTCTTTCAATAATAGTTGTGTTGATTCCTGCAATAGGATCTGAACCATGACGAGGATATGAATGGTAAGAAGCAAAGTTATCTTGTGAGCATGTAAATGTTAATGAATCAGTTGCAATACCAACACTCTGACCAACTCCTAAAGCATTAGGGCCAATTACTAATGTTAAATTACCATTACCTGCATCATAAGTCGCATCATCTACATCATAATCATCAGCACAAGTAAATGCTAAACCAACTAATTTAACCTGTTTAATAATACCTGATTCGAAGTAAGTAGGATAAGTTGTAGTAACTTCTAATTCACCAGTAACATTATCATAATCTGCAGCTGCAATTGGGTTCTTAGTGTATGCAACAGTTGGGAATCCAACAATCTGCGTAATACTACCTTCTGCATCAGTTTCAACATATGCTTTTGCTGGTACTGGAACAGCATATCCTAATCCTGGTGTAGAACCAAGAGAAACTAACATACCACCTCTTGGTAGTTGGTTTTGATTTATATCTTGAGGATCAATAAAGACATCTCCTGTAGCAGATGCTATACCTGTGAATACAATACTACTAATTCCAGATACAGTGTCTTCTATAATACTGAAATTATTATCAGGATTATTTGGAGTAGATGGTTTCTGGAATATATTGCTAAGAGTCAATAATCCACTACCACCAGTACTTCCTAAACCAACAGTATTTGCACCACCAACTTTCAATGTAAATTGAGTATCGAGTCCAGTAAATTGATCGGTTATATCATCATATACTTGGTTTGTATCATAATCATCTCTTAAGAATGTACGTCCAGTAAATGTTGATGTTGGGAATTCTAAATTATTTCTAGTTTTTTCTGCCTGTGGGTTTCCTTTAGGTGACTCAGTAAAGAATATTTCCTTACCAACAATGTTATATGAACCTCTATAAACTTGAACAGTTGCAGTATTTGAATGAGTAGCAGGGGTTGAACCAACAAATGATCTTTCAACTTGAATAAGAGATGTTGTTCCAATTCCAGTAATAGGGCCTTCTACATCATCACCTATTCCAAGATTAACAATCTTCATATATTCATCATCAATCCTTACAATATCATCAGGGCCAAGAGATGAAATACCACTAAGTGAGAAGGTTGTTGCAGTAGTACCTATACCCAATGTACCAGCACCATCAATATCTTCAATATTGTTCTGCAAAGTAAATGCAATTGGATTAAATGCTAATGGAGATTGTATTAAATTATCAATAGTAATAACTGCCTTTGTATTAGAAACCGCCATTTGGAATTCATGTGCGTTTCCTGTACCAACACCGACAAATGTAATACCAGTACCAGCAAGTGCTAATGTTTTAGAAGTTGCTATGAAGAATGAATCACTACCCTCTCTAATAGCAAACACAGGACTTGTTAGTGAATTAATACCACCGCCACCATCTTGGTATTGCATTGGAGTAGATCCAACACCAACAAATGTTGAATTTGGTTTGTATATTAACTCTTCTCCCGTTCTAAAGAAGTGATCAGTAATATTAAATCTACCAGAAGTAAGATCAACAGTTTCTGAGACAGCAGGGTTAAATGACTTAGCAAAAATTGGAGTTGCGTTGGAAGTTAATGTGAAGTTCTTTCTATTAATTCTATCGCCATTGATTGCATTGTAGAAGAATAGTTTAAGATTCTCTCTTCCACTACCAAATTCAAGAGGTTCTGTAAGTTCTTCATTCAGTACGTCTAATGGGCCATATACGCAAAGATTTAATGAAGCTACCTGAATTTCAGTACTTGCATATGCAGAATCTGGAATAAACTCAAGTTGGAATTGATTACCATTAAATTTACCGTTGAAAGATCCTAATCCTGATAAACTATCTGAGACAGATGTACTTCCTACAGATATGAATGGTGATGGTTGAGTATAAACATCACCTTGATCATGCATAGTATAAACTTGATGCAATGCTCTGGTTGATCCAGCACTAACTTCAATAACAGATCTAACTGCATTGAAATCTGTCTGAAGAATTGAGAATACAGTTGTTGTTCCAGTACCAATAGAATAATCAGACTGATAAAGAGCAGTTTGCTCAGATCCTTGAGGTTGACCAGGTGCTAGGTATCTGTAAGTTCCAACTCCAACAGCTGTTGAACCGAATCCAACTATTCTACTCTTAAGTTCTATCTTATCTGTTGAATTATTATGATAATCAACGAATAATTCATTTCCATGACCAGAATCTGTTGTGAATCCTACTACAAATTCACCCATTAAGATATCTGAGTACATTCCAACATCAGAATGAGTATCAACAAAATATTCAGAAGTATATGTATTTTCACCATCATGAGTAACATATAGTTCTACATAATTCTGCTCATTTGTTGTTTGATTTAGTAGATGGTTCTGTAAATGTAGTGAATGATATTTCTCTGAACTTAAACCAATAACTCTAGTAGTTGTTATTCCTGATGAAACAGTAGTAGCAATACCAACAGAACCACTTATATTAACAAATCCTACACCAAATGTACCAACACCTGTTTGATCATTAAAGTTTTGTCTAACCACCTTAAGATCGTAGTCTGTATTAAACGCATCAGGTAAAGGAGTAAATCTAAGATAAGTATCTCCAAGAGAATCTTCAAAGACTGCAAAACTACCAATAGATGTTTCATCATCTAATTTTTGTTTTTGTAATAGAACAGATTCTGTTCCAAAATTACTCATTAAGATTAAATCTGCTGTTTGAATATCTGATTGATCTACATTTGTAACCCTAACAAATAAACTTTCAAAAGGAGCAACACTTGTATTGTCTATCTTAAATAGATTTAAGAATTCACTAGGATCACCATCTAAGTTTGAGAATTGACGATTAATGTCGTCTATTATTAGAACTTGATTACTCTTTGCAAGTAAATATGATGATAATCTCTTATTATCAATTTGAACAAATTTAGAGGCTTTACCAGTTAAAGATATAATTGAGTCTCTATTGGTTGTATTATATTCTAAGTCAACTGCAGTAGCGTAATTATAAAGTGTATCTACTCTTTCATCACCTATCACATCAAGGATAGAGAGTGATTGATCCTCACTACCAATTCCAACTAATGTTGTTGTAGATGTTATTCCAGTGTCTGCAAAGTTTTTAAGACCTGCAGTATGAAGTAATCCATTTACTGGACTTCTTAATGTACTATATTCTTGACTACTCTTGACTGTATATGAAAGATTCTGGAAGTAATCATTATCAGGAAGCACCTGATTATCTAAATTTAATTTTCCAGTATCATTAGTCCAACCAATATCCTTCTTAACTGCATAACTTACATCAAATCTTCCTTCGTTTTCAGTAATGCTAACAACATTTGCTATTGTTCCAGATTCCTTTCCAATAATAACTTCACCAGGACTTAATTTATAAGTTCCAGAAATTTTAACAAAATCAGGATTATCTGCATCAACTTTATTTTCAGTAATGTATAAATCTCTTGGAACATCGTTACTGATTATTTGTTCACCAACAATAAATTGAGATGGGAACTGATCAACTGCAAATGTTGGATAATCCTTTCTATTGATGATAACTGCAAGAGATCCTTGATCAGTAACAGCAACACCACAATTTGTTGAAAACTCAGATGCATCAACAACAACTGCATCACTTGCACCTGATAAGTATGCTATAACTTTAGGGAATCTGTAACCAATATCTTTAGAGTTAAATCCAGTACCACCATGAGCATCTTCTTTGATTATATTCTCTATAAAGACTTCATCACCAACTTTAAATGGTTGTTCAGCATATCCTGCTGATGGAGTTGTTATATGACATGTAAATATTCCACTATTGTTACTACCAACAGTTTGAATACCAATACCATTAGTATTATTGACTGTAAATAATTCTACTTGTGTTTCTGGTAATCCAGATGGAGCCACAACCACATCAACATTTGATACTGCAGGGCCTGCTAATGATGCTCTTAATAAACCAGCATCAATTTTTAGTCTTGTAGTTGGATGTACAATATGTACATTTGGAGCAGATAGATATCCTCCACCACCACTAGTAACAGTAACTACACCTATTGTATTTGAATTTTCAACGACAATTAGAGGTGAAATAAATGCATTTGGTTTTAAAGTTGTATCTGATGAATATTCAAATCCTTCGTTAATTATTCTTACTTGGTTTGCATTACCAATTGATTTTGAAGAAGGAATAACATATGCACCTTCTCCTGAAGTATTATCAATACCACTGAAATTAGGTAATCTCTTATATCCAATTCCACTAAAGTTAATGTCTGCTTTATGAATACCACCACGTGCTGTTGGAGATGTTGTGGTATATGTTAAAGAACCTTCAGTTGATGCATAAGATAATCTTTCTGGAACTCGTTTTAGAGATATATCAAATGTTGTAGATCCTGTAGCAATAACATTATATCTGTTGTTATATAAACTATCTGAGAAATTAATTAATGAATGATTTTCAACAGAAGTATCTGCTGTAGTAATACCTCCACTATTTTCTAAGTTGTAATACAACCTAGATGGAAGCATACTATCATAATTTAGAGTTCTATTTGCAATAGTACCAATACCAGCTGTTCCAACACCTGTTACAGTAAACTGAGTCGCACCTGTGAATCCAGTAGAAACAAATTCATTATTAAACTTATTATCATAATAGAATTTAAGTTCATATCCTGTTAAAGAAGGATCAACTATATCAAATACAAAATCACTATTTCCTACAACTAATAGAGATGGATTTACCAAAGAAAGAGTTTGTGTTCCAATTCCAGCACCAGATAATTCAGTTGTAATAGGAGGATTGGTATAAGCATCTTTAGAAGTTGCAGATAATTTTATAATATCAGCATCAACTCTATACACAAAGTAACTACCAGTATGCAATCCAGTAGAAACACCATAAGGAGCCTCATAATAAACTTTGTCCCCTGTTTTTAATCCATGCTCATTTAATGTTATTTCATCTTTTGTTGTATTGACTGCAAGAGGATCAAAATCAACAGGATTGACTAAAATATTTCCAGTATCTGCATTTCTCTTAATTCTTACAGCTGTAGATGTTCCAATACCAACTGATAGACCAGACTTAACATCTAAGTCAATTTGATCACCTACAGTTAAATTATGACTAAATGCTGTAGAGATAGAGACAGTTGAAATAATTTTTTGGGTTTTTGCTAAAACTTGTTCAAATTTAGTCTCAATTTTATAATTATCTTGATTAGTACCACCACCAGTAAAGAAAACATCAGAGAAACCTATACCCACACCAGTTTTTATACCAATATAGTTTTTACCCTTATTTGATATGAATACTTGTGAAGGTAGATTGTAACTAACAGTACCAGTACTATTAGCAATAGATATTTGTGCTGTTCCACCAGGCACTGTAACAGTTACTGGTTGATTGTTTATAAACTTATGATTTGGTAAGTAAATTGATTGAGTTGGAATACTTCTTGTAATTGTAGTGCTTCCAAATCCAAATGTTGATGTATGAGTGACACCTGGTGTAACACCAAAACCAACAGCTTTGATTGGATTAAAGTATGCAGCATTGTTTATTGATGACTCAAAATAAGGTACAGACTTAGGAATAGTAAATGAACTAGGAATTATTGAAATTGTACTTCCTACACCGTGTACAAGACCTGTAGAACCTCTATTTGCTCTTATTATCTTCTCAGTTGGATATATCTCTAAAACCTGCATGGTTTCAGTACCAATTGTAATACTACTACCTATAGATAATCTCTCTGGTATTGTTGAGACATATATTTCAGTTGAATCTGGTAAGGATGTAACTGTAGGCACTTCTGCAAGTACTTGAGTGCTTGCTGTTACTATACCAATTTGATATTGTCCATTTATTTGTGATAGAACAGTAGATAATCCAGAAATAACAACATTATCACGATTAACTAAAGGATGTTGAGGTAAAATATTAACTTGAACATTATCGGGGTTCCAAGTCAATATTGTATTTTCAAAAGTTGTAACTGCAGTTTGTACATCAACAATAGGTCTTCCATGCAAAGAAGAAATTTTACTTGATAGACCTTCACCACCTGTACCCTCTTCATCAAATGTTAATCTTTCACCAACTGCATAATTATCACCAGAATCGACAATATTTAATTGATCAACAGTACCTGATGTAACTGATTCTATTACTGCCTTCTGATTTGATATTTCATTAGTTTCAATGATAAAGTCGTTATCAATACTCTTTTCAGAAACTCTATATGGGAATGTATTTCTAATAAGATTATTTGATGCATAATCAAAATCTTGAGTTATGACTTGATCTAATGGAATAGATCTAAATTTATTTCCTATAAAGTATGGGAAATCTGGTTTATTTTGAGAACCACTATCTTTAATAGTTGCATAATAAGCATATATTCCATCTGGAAACTCAGGTGTTTTTGCAAAACGACCATTATTAATATCCAAATCACCAGAATCATCAAATTTATTATCTTCTACAAAGAATCCAGCAGGGAAAACTGTAGTAGGAGGTCTATCAACAACAATAGAAGCATCTAATGTATAACCACTACGTACTCTTTCTGGAACTGAGTTAGAATCCTCAGGATTTGAATAAACGAAAGGCCCATAAATTGGATTTCCATCATAAGCCCATCCAATAATTTTAGAAGCAATAGTAATACCTGCACCAACTTCACCGAATGAGGTTCTAAATGTTGCTCCATATCCAGCAACTGTATATTTTAAACTATCATCATTTCCTACCAATATTACATCATCATCAAATTTTTGTACCATGTCTATGGTCAATGGTCTTACAGCAACATCAATATTACCTGCTTTACCTGCAGAAACTACTTTTATACTAGTTGACCCTGCAGAGTACCCAATACCTGAACTTACAACTTGTACAGATGCTATTCTATTATTGACTATAATTGGTCTTAATTTAGCACCAGATCCTGCTCCTGAAGTATCTACTACTTCTAGATCAGGTGTTGAGAAATATTCAACACCACCATAGTTAATATCAACACTATCAAGTATTCCTCCAATAATATTTGCTTTTAATGATGCTTCTCTACCATTCTGTATGCTTATTGTTGGTTTCTTCTCAAAATTAATTATAGTTGAACCATAACCAGTACCAGTTTCATACAAATAAGCATCAACAATAGGCCCTTTAACAGTTGGAGTAAGTACCATTTCTTCAACAGTTTGAGTGATAGTACCAAACCCAACAGGAGAATATTTTAAAGATACTGAGATATCTGGATATTTAAAGACTTGAAATCCTCTACCTTCAGATTCAAACTTAACAAAGTTATCTCTGTTAAAATTAGTTGGGTCTGTTCCACCAAGACCAGCATTAGCTAATCTAAATGAATCATTATCAACCTTCATAACATAGTAATAATTTGAAGTTGTTAATCCACTAATTGACTCTGGAACTGTTGTACCAACACCTACAGCAGCAGAATACTCAACTATTTCACCATTACCAAATCCATGATTCTCAAATACTACTTTATTGTATTGTGTTGATATTCCTGCAGGTTTAACAAATAACTTTCTATTAGTTAATTTTCCACCATCTATAACTTGAATATCAATAACTGATCTTTGATTTGGTAAAGTAGAGAACTTATGTGTACCACTAGTGTTGGAAACACCTATACCAATTGCATTTTCTTTATTGATTGCATTTAATGCACTATTGTATAATTTAACAGTTTTATTATCAATTACCTCAATAAAGTAAGAAGCATTGTTAACTAGAGTGTCTGTTCCAATTCCGATTCCAATTCCTTCATTTCCATTAGATTTGTATATTACTTCTTGACCATTTTGGAATGTATGATTGGATAAAAATGTAATAGTATTTTCAACATCATCAACTCCACCAGAATAAATTTTCTGTCTTCCGTCAAATAAAACTTCTCTTGCTTTATTAACAATTATTGGTTCTAAAACTGCAGTACCATTACCACCATTAACGTCAATACTTATAACTTCGTTAATATCAAATCCTTGAGGATCAATAAAAACTTTAGTAATGGAACCTTCTATTACTGGTTGTATTGCAGCATTTGTTCCAGCACCAGCACTAACATGTACATTTGGTGGATTAACGACATCATAATCAGTACCAGCAGTAACAACACTCGCAGATTTTAATGGGCCATAATAAACTTTATCCTCAGATTTATAGTTACTAATTTCTACACCATTAATCAATACACCAGTTGTACCTGGTTCTGTCTCTGTTTGATTTGCTCTATTTGAAGATGGTAATAATGAAAACTTTTTAAGTGATTTTTGAGCTGCTATTACTTCTGATCTTTGAGAGTTTAATATAAACTTATGATTACCAGCAGTTGCTTTTAATGGAATATAGGTAGCACTTTCAATAGATGCTCTAGATCCATACAATCTAATTTTCTTTTTATCGGTAGAAACAATCTCACAGTAATATCTACCAGTTTCTAATCCAACATAATGAGTACCATCTGGTTTATAGAAAATTTCATCACCTGTAAAGAAAGGAACAGGTTGAGGGAATACAACAATACTGTACTGATCTAGTGTATTTGGTACTATACTGTCTAAACCACTAGCTGTTGCAGACTTTACATCAGTGGTTATAACGTTTACAAAGTCAGTAGTAACACCAGCTCTTCCAGATGGGAGTGAATTTGATGCAACATATGCTTCATTATTGTCTTTAATGTATAAATTTGATGTATCTGATAATATATGAGGAAATTCTAGAGGAACTGCAGTACTAACTGCATAATTTGGTTTTCTTCTAATATCAATTGCACCATTTCCAGTGTAACCATCTGCTAATTGGATGGTATTATCATCAATTACCGAAATAATTGTACTTTCTAAGCTTCCACTATTAAAACTTTCAATAGTATTTGACCCAGTGCGAACAATTTCGACTACATCACCTTGTTTTAGACTGGATCTATCAATTTTTGCCTTTGTAGTGAACTGACTTACAGCAGTAAATTTAATACCTTCAATAAAATATCTACAACTTGTGTTATAAATCCATGAATTTGCGAAAATTTGCTTAAATGTTGCGTCTGTTTCTGGATTTTCTATAAAATCACCAACATTTTTAACTGAAATTATCTGACCTTCGTTAATATTAACATTTTCGGATACTTGTTGGAAGTCTGATAGAACACCAGTAAGTCTTAATTCTACTGGTTTAGTAATATCTCCATCTTCATAACCATAATATGTGTTATTACTTCTTATTTCATCTGCTTTTTTGATGGAAACACCTATTCCAGTACATCCAAAGAACTGGTTAACACTCTTACTTGTATAATTGATAGCTTCATTACCAGCAGATATGATAGTTCCATTTTCGCCAAATCCTACAGTTGAGTCAACACTGATTACTGAATCACCAACACCAACCTCATCAAGACATCTTGTTGCTTGTGTTATATCAAAATTACCTTGAATTGTTGAATCAGAGTCATCAAAACCGATAAAGAGTGCTAATTTAAAGTATTTTTGAACAGTTGTTAGTGCAACACCAACTCTACTAAAACTTTCAACCTCAGATATTGAAGCACTAGTGTTAATATCAGATGTTTTGAAAAGTGTTTGACCTGCTAATTTAGTAACATCACCACTAAGAGCCTCAGCAATTACAACTTCTCTTCTAACATAGTTTGCTGCAGATGGTTTTAATAGATATTCCTCTAAATTTACAACTTTTGGAGTTTCATCATAAAGTGCATTAAATAAGATTCTAAATGATTCGTCTGTTCCTTTTGCGTTATATAATGATCTTGCTTCTTTTATAAATGTACCTGCATTTAATTTTGGATCAAAATCAACATCCTCTAAACCTGGTGTAAGAGAAAACTTCAGTTTTTTGTAAAATTCTTGTAAAAATAGAGTACTTAAGTTTTGTACATAAGATCCTGATAGATGATCTGCAGTACTGGTAGTAGAAAATGTTAATTCTTCTTGATTTAAGTCTGTATGATAACTTGTAATACCACTAAAACCACGTCTAGCACCTGTAAAACTATTAGTTGTTACACCAGTATAAGTTATAATCTCATCATTAATCTTTAATAAACCCCATTCACTAGGAAATCCCTTTGTACTAGAAACAGGAATTGTATCACTACTTGTAGTAATTCCAGTAGAAAGGGTTGTTGACCCAATAACAACATCAGGGGTTAAATTATCTAATTTCAAATATTGATCTAAATTCTCAGAGATGTCAACAACACCTCCCTGATATTCTTGGGAAATATAATATTGCTTTAGAAATTCTACTGCATTGGGACTTTCACTCAATACATATTCGGGCAGCTGATTTTCAATGATTTGTTGAACCTTTACTTTCGGTTCAAAACCAGTATGTATCATATTATTCTCTTATTAATTTTCCGTTTAGATAACTTGAAGTATAGAAGTCCTTAATAAAGCTAGTTCCAGTAATTTCATCACCTGAACTTATCACATCCCTAACCATATTTATTGTACTTTTTGAAAGACTAAAATTAAGATATAGTTCCTTTAATCCAACTACATCATTGGATTCTGGGATTGCTTGTACTTCTACAACACCAGTATTGTTAAGTGTTGATGTAATATTCACGGTACTAAGAAGAATTTCTCCTTTTATATAATCTACGGTTCCTGCAGAACCAATAACAGTATTTTCAGTTCCATCATCCAATATTTCCACCATAGAAAGAGTACCTGACTTCATATCGGAATTAGGAGTGTCTGTAAGGTAAACAGTTCTAATATTATTAGATATTGTAAACCCAGTAGACTTAATATTCCTTCCTGCTGCGTTTACATGGAATTGATTACCATAACATAGTTCATATTGAGCAAATTGGTTAATTGCTGCCTTCAAATCCCTTCTAATACGTACACGTGTGATATTAGAGGTAATAGCAACATCAGTACTATCAATTACTTGCTGTACTTTACTATATTTGAATCTTCCACCAAATTTATTCATATCCACAGAATTTGAATATGCAGTTAGTGAATTCATGACCTTTGTTTTAAGTGCATCTGATGTAGAAACCTTATTTTCGTCAAAATACACTCCAGAATCAATTTCCACATATAGTATCTTAAGATCTTCAATTTTTTGGTTAATACCAGATACAGCGTATTGTTTTAATTGCGATAAAATCCTAGTTTTGTTGAATGCTGATACATATGTACCATTTTTAGGTTTTATGCTAATTGTAACAGTACCAAACTCAGGTGGATCCATTTCTTCACCACCAACAACTGCAACTGACTCTGTATCAGGGTAAATCTTCTTTACTATTGCCTCATAATCTCTAGGTGTAACCGCCCTGTACTGGGAGGAGTAGATTCTAGGTGCATAATACTTAATTGAGTTAATAGACTCGACTTCAGACCCATTTGTGGACGTTTGAACGGTAGCCACACTAGGAGTTGATGTAAGACTGATAGATCCACCTTGTGGATTAACAATTCTTCCCGCAAATGAGAAACTATTGCCATTTCCAATCCCATTTCCGTCTTCTCCATCAGTAATAATGTACTGAACAGTGATTATGGAGTCATTTTCTAGTTTTTTACCAATTATTCCGTCACCAAACATCAATTCGTACCTTTCATCCTGTACTTCTTGCACTAAAAAGATTTCTGAGTTCGAATTTACGTCTAAAATGTTGTCAACTAGCGAATATTCCACTCCAAGTGACCCAGATGCGTCGCTAGGCCCCTTAACATACACTTTTATAGTCGAAGTATCAATGTGTGGGTTGTCTAAAACGAATCTTTGGTCTAATGAACCGTCAACT